AGGTCAATTAAAAAATACATTTAAAAATATGTAATGGATTATTGATAAAAAGTTTTTCAAAAAAGTTTGCTAAAACTATTGCAAAAAATTCGCACTTATTATATAATGTAATCAAGTTAGAAATGGAGGTGAGAAAAGTGACACCAGAAAAAGGTCAAGCCTATACGGAAATGTTACAACTGTTTAATTTATTACAACAATGGAATGATTTTTACACATCAGAAAATGCAAGTAATTTATTAGTTGCATGTCAACAATTATTAATTAATTACAATGACCCAGTCATTAAATTTATTAATGATGAAAATGAAGATAAATCACTACTAAGCTATTTAGCAGGTGATGACGGATTATCACAATGGCAATTTTACAAAGGTTTTTATAATAATTACAACGTTCATATTTTTTAAAATAACATTTAATACTATATTCTAAAAATATAATGTGAGGTGAACATATGAACTACATTGATGTTGAAATCAAAGGTTTTACAGTCTATGCAAAAAATGATAGACATGAAGAATATGACTTTTTTATTCCAAAACAAGATTACAGAATAACTAAACGTGAAATATTACAACATATTCCAGAAGGACATACATTACTAGATAGCAAACGTACGTCAAAAATAATTACAGTAAGTTATGATGAATTATTAAAAATTGAAATTTAAAGGAGTTAATAAAAAATGGCAAATGTAAATGAATTATTAAACAAATATTCTAACGGTGGAGCAAAATTTGAATACGACAATGAAAAAGAAAGAGAATATATCAAATTAGGTGAATTGGATATGTCAAAAACATACCCTATTGAAGCGTTATTCATCAATACGAAAGGTAAATTTGGTGACCAAGGTGTCATCATTAGTGGTGACTACATTGTCAACTTACCTAATCACTTAACAGAAATGATTGAAGAAATGCGACAAGATAGTGAAATGGTTGACGCAATCAATCAACGTTTATTTGATTTTGAAATTTATGAATTTGAATCTAAGAAATATAATCGTGTATCACATAGTATTAATTTAGTACCAAGTGAAAAAGCAAAACAAGAGGTTGAACCTGAGAAACGTAACCCGTTATATAGTGAGCCTGAACCTGAATCTGAAAAAAAGTAGTATATGAGCGACGTAACCCGTTCGCTCGTTCTACTAAACCAATTGATATTAGTGATGAAGATTTACCATTTTAATAAAAACTGAATAAAGGGGGCAATGCCTCCTTTTTTATTATGGAGTGATAAAAATGTTAGCGTTTGAAAAAAGTATTATTGATGTATTAGAAAAAGCCTATGCTATGAATAAAGGATTTGTTGTGCTTTGTCAAAGAAGTAAAAAATATTTAAGTCGTACACTAAAATTTCTTGATGATATTAAATGTGAGTATATAACAATTACTGATAAAGACGGTACTATTAATATTGTGATTGATGTTAATTCTTATAAAGGGGTTTAGTTTATGTTTGGTACAATCGTTACAATAGGATTATGTTTATATGGTATAATTGCTTTAATACTTGTTTCAATCGTTAATTATAAAAGGAGTGATTACATGAATTTGATTAAAGCATATTATAATATTGTTAACGCTCTCAATGATTACGATTTAACAAAAGAACAAAGAGATAAATTAGAAAATGCTTTATTTGAAATTACGCATATTCTTAATGATTTAGAAAGTGAGGGAAAATATTTTGATAATTAAACATCAAATGAAATTACATTTAAATGAATTGGTTGATTGGGCGTGGCGTAATGGTGTAACATCTGAAAAGTTTCACTCAAATAATGGTTCATATGTAATATTTGACCATAGTGCAGTAGTAGAAACCTATATTATAAACAAAAATGATTTATTTAATGTTATAGAAGAAATTGAAATCACATTAAATACACCGATTGACTATTTCCTAGAGAAAGATATGTACGGAAATTATCGTGAACATCAAAATATTGCTATTAAGGATTTATTATTTTTAAATACAACATCAGATATTTGGTTAATTAATGATGATGATTCACATATATTGATTTATAAAGACGGACAACTCATTGATGAATATATGTATCATCAATTTGAATATGAAGCTAATCAGAATAAGCATATTTACCCACATAATAAAGCGAGTGGAACATACCCACATAAAACAGAACAAGACGTGACACCACCAAATAAGAAACCTGATACAAAACCCCTACCACCAGAAGAACATACACCAAAAGTAAGAACCATTAAAACATTAAATGGTACAGTGATGAAAGACTATACACCCGTTTCATCAATACAATATGTTAAATCTGTTGGAATCATTGGTGACAGTGTGGGTAAAGGTGCGCATGCTTCATATAACTTTGGTGATTACATCAAAGAAAAAACAGGTGCAAAAATTCAAAACTTATCAGTAAGCAGTGCCACAATGAGTGAAGTTAAAGACAATAATATATTAAATCAAGCAAAACAACTCAAAGATAATGAATTAGTGATTATACAGGGTACTGACGATGATTGGTTATACAACTCAAATGCAGGTGTTGAAGTAGGTAATAAACTTACTGATACAAAAACATATATCGGTGCATTTTATAAGGTTGTAGAAACGGTTAAAGAAAATAACCCAAAAGCTAAAATCGTTGTAATTACACCAACGAAACAAGCTAAAATTGATGATACAGGAAAAGTTATAAGACGTGATACAGACAAGAATAAAAAAGGTTACACATTAAAAACTTATGTTGATTCACAAGTGAAAGCAACTAAAGATTTAGGATTAGCATTATATAATGCTTATGATGATTCATTAATTAATCCTTATGATGAAAAATTTAGACAATCGTCTATGAAAGACGGTTTACACCCAACAAAATGGGGTCATGAAATGATGTATTATCGCATTGCAGAAACATATCATAAAAATTTTGATTGAGGTGTAGACAATGAAAAGAGGTAACAAAAGTAATCGCATTGCACGTTCAAATGCTTTTAGAGAATCAACATCAAAAAAACAATCAACCTATGAACGTGACGGATTTGTTTTTTTATTTGATGATGAAGAATTACAAAAAGAATACATTCATGAATATAATCATTTTAACAATCTATTTGTTGAAAAAGGTAAAGTTAAACTACCTAAACCAAAAAAGATTGCTTATATTGACGCTAAAAGTTTAGTGAGTGGTAAAAACCAAGAAAAGTTAACAGAAATAGAAAATGTCTATAAACAACTTGACTATGATTGGGAACAAAAAGGTAATATGCACAAACGCCACTTATTCCAAGAAGCAGTTAAAGACAATGACGGTTCACAAGAAATATCCCACTTTATTAAATCAACTCAAGAACTATTTGAAGAACTTGAAGAAGCTACAAAAGTAGATAGTATTGTGAATAAAAAACAAGTCAAATACAACGTTGTCTATTATGTTAGACAGGTGGGTTAATTATGTTTGAAACTGTTGATGATATTATTGAATATTATTCAGATAAGGAGGTTAAAAAATGAAAAAGTCACGACTGAATGAAGTCAAAGACTATCAAAATTTTGTTACTAAGTTTAGACGTTCAATTCCAAAACAATATAATCAAATTGAACTTGCAGATGACTTAATGAATTTAGATATTGATTTTTTAATTTCCATATCCAACCGTTCAGACGGTAAAACATTCAACTATGTTGCATTTTTTATGAAGTTAGCTATTGATTTAGATATTAAGTTTACTTTACTCGCAAGACATCATACATTGCGTGACGCTTATCGTGAATTACTTGAAAGAATATGTATTGAACAAAAACATTTTAATGATAAAGAGTTATTTTTTAGAAATACGCAAGATTATATTGCAGTGGGTTATGGTGATAAAGAAATAGGTATTATTACACATCTTAATAATGCAACCGATTTAAAATATCATTCTAATTTTATGAAAAACTTTCCAATTATTATATATGATGAATTCCTAGCTTTAGAAAGTGACTATCTCATAGATGAGTGGGAAAAGTTGAAAACCATATATGAAAGTATTGACCGTAACCATGGTAATATTGAGTATATCAAAATACCAAAAATTGTATTACTAGGAAATGCCGTAAACTTTTCAAGTCCCTTACTTGCTAACTTAAATATTTATGAACAGTTGCAACATCACTCAAAATTTGGTATGAATAGCAAACGTCAGTATAGTAATATCATGCTTGAGATGAGAAGAAATGAATTTTCTAATGAGAATCGTAACACACGTGCATTTAATACTGATGATGATTCTATGACAACAGGTGAATTTGATTTTAATACATTCAATTTAGCAGACGATTATTTGA